GAACCATCAATAAACTCAGCAAGGTATTCCTGCCTAAATATCATTTCAGGTAGCGTTAATTTAGCATCGTCTATCTCGGATGGGTTAATCATTGAATACATCACAGGTTCAACTATTCAATTCTTTTCAGCGGAGCGATACGATAACATTCGAGGTTTCACATTTGATTACCTGGTATGTGATGAGTTTGCATTCATGGATGAGAAAGCATGGACCGAGGTCCTACGTGCTACGGTCCTGGTAAAAGGTAAAAAGGTACTTTTAATTTCAACCCCAAAAGGTAAGAACCATTTTTACAAGATGCATCAACTTGAAGGCATAAACGAACAATACAAAGCGTTTACCATGACTTCTTACGACAATCCAATGATTAACCCATCCGAGATAGACGATGCTAAATTAACGCTACCTGAAATGATATTTAGGCAGGAATACCTTGCTGAGTTTATTGATGGTTCTGCAATGCTATTTAATAACCGACAACTATCGGATAACAAACCACATGGAAAGTCTTTTGCAGGGATTGACTTAGGTAGGGCAGATGACTATTCGGTACTATCTATATTCAACGAGAATGGCGAACAATACTACATTGAAAGGTGGAGGCATAGCGACTGGTCAACAATAGTAACTAATATCGCAAATGGTTTAAGGACAAATAATGTCCACACAGCATTAGTTGAGGTTAATTCAATCGGTGACGTAATCTTTGAAATGCTACAAAAGGAATGTTCAAGCTATTGTACTATTGAACCATTTGTAACAACTAATCAAAGCAAAAAAGAAATAGTTGAAAGTTTAATAGTTGCCAACCAAAACAAAGAGGTTAAATTCTTAAACGTGGATTGGTTAGATAAGGAACTTGAAATGTTTACCTATGAATATAATCCAAAGAATAGAGTGATTAAATATTCAGCAACAAGTGGATTCCATGACGATGGCGTAATGGCTTCGTGCTTAAGTTTTCATGCTTACAATAAATATAAAACAGGTCGATACACAATACTTTAAAAAGGTACTTACTTATGATGAAAATTAGAATACCAAATAGTTGGAAAGATATTAGAGTTGATAAATTCCCATTGATTTATGATATAGTTAGGGATAGTGATATTGATGAAAACGAACGTAACTATAGGGTGCTTTCAATATTAGCTGATGTAAATTTAAGCGATATTAAGAAAATCAAACTATCTGAATTAAAGAAACTTATAGATAGTATTCAGTATATATTTAAGTTTGAGTTTCCAAAACATAAACAAACCTTTAAGCATAATAAAATACATTATAAAATAAATTACGATGTAACTCAATTAAATGCCGAAGACTTTATAACACTAAGTAAGCTAACTGAAAACGAAGATACTATTATAAATAACTTACCTCAGATAGTAGCGGTATTTGTTAAACCATTTAAATATAAGTGGTTTAAAAAGATAGAATTAGAAATGGATTACAATGAAATAGTATCTAAGTTAAAAGATGTTGACATTGGAACCATTTACCCTATTGCAGTTTTTTTTTGTCAAATTACAGACAGCTTGTTGGACAATATAGAGGATTATTTGGAAAGCCAGTCAGCAGAAGTGATGAAGATACTGAACCAGGAACTGACGAGCGAACTGAAGAGCAGAAACATACAGACTACTGGGGATGGTACGTAACATTAGATTTAGTATCAAAAGAGGATAGAACAAAATGGGATTTTTATTTAAAGATGAATGTAATAGCGTTTTTAAATTATTTAAGTTATTTAAAAGATAAAAACAAATGGCAAAGCTCTCAGCAAAACAATTAAGGGAACTTGATGAACTTCATGATGAAATTTTAAATCAAGTTGATGTTGTAAGCAGTAAAGATAAACTTGATATTGTTTTAGATCAGTTTATAAAGAAACTTAAAAGTAATTTAAAAAAGGATGGTAATAATGCAAGCGGAAAACTAAGCGCATCCATAGCACCATTACCTGCAAAGATAGGCGAGGGGATAATAACCTATTCAATAGAAATGGAGGACTATTGGAAAGATGTTGATGAGGGTACAAAACCGATAGGTTACACAAAAGAAAATAGAAAAAAGTTACAACCTAAGATTTATGAGTGGATTCAAAATAAACCACAATTACAGGCACAGGTTGAAGCAAGTAAAAGGCGTTCACTTAGTTACGCAATAGCAACTAATATATTAAGACGAGGTACAATAAAAAGATTCAATTATAATGGTTCAAGATTTTTAAGTAGAGAAATTGAAACGTTTGAAAACAATTTAATTAAAGCATTTGAATAATGGCATTAACTATATATAATACACCATACAGCTACGCACCGGCATATAATCAAATGGTGTTTACTTTAAGCAGTACAAACATAGCACAACCTAATTTTAGGTACATTGCTGATGTTTACATGAATGGCAGTAGTACATATACACGATTACAATGCGCACCGAATCCAACAAACACAAGCGGTGTTTTTGATATTAGTGGCATAGTTCAAAATTCATTAAGTAGGGATGCCGAAGACAACACAACAACATTTAAACAATGCGGAAACTCTATTGCATCATATGTTGTTCAATTTGGTGAACAATACGGAGCGAGTAGTGGAATAACTAATTATCCTAATTTAACAAGCTCAAGTGGTTATGGTTATAATGGAGTGTTTGAGCCTTTGATGTTTTTAGATTATACAGTTAATAAATATGTATTGCAAAATACTTCAAGTCAATTCTTAACTGATAGACCAACTTTTGAAACAAGGTCAGGTGAAAAGATTATTTTAGGATTTATGACTGATGCTGTTAATGAAGCATATAATTTAGAGATAAAAACTTTTTATGACGATGGCACTATCTTTAATACAGTAAGAATACAGAACCCTTACACATCATTAAGTAATAGAGCAGACAGAAGCATAAACGTTCAAGTTGATTATGATTGGTTAGATACTTTAAGTGATAGTGATTTATCTTTTGGGACTACACCAATCTTTCCTGCAACTTATGAATATTATTTTGTTACGATTAAAAACAGTTCAAATCAAACAGTAAGTGAAACAATAACTATTTACCCTGGTGAAGATATTTGCAGTAAGTATACACCGATACGTTTTAAGTTTATGAATAACTATGGTAAGTATGATTATTACACGTTTACAGGTGCCACATCAAAAAACACAATGATAAAACGTAACACCTTTAAAAGTAATCCTAACCAATGGAGCGGAGTTAATTATAACTATGCTACAACGAGCAGGGGGTTAAGCCAATACGAAACTATACTTGACGATACGATTACAATTAATAGTGATTGGATAACCGAAGCCGAATCTATTTGGTTGGAGCAGTTAGTTACAAGCCCTGATGTTTATATTTACGATGGTAGTGATTTAGTTTCTGTTAACATAACAGAAAGCGCATATCAAACGAGATATGAGGCAAGTCAGCAGTTATTCAATTTAGTTATTTCATTTACTTATTCACAAAACCGTAAAAGACAAAGAAGATGATTTTAACACAGATATACATTAACAACGAAGAGATTGATTTAAAAGACGATGTTAGCATTCCTATTAACTTTGACATTGCGGATATACGAGAACCCCAGAAAAAAGGCACTACATGGAGTAAGACTGTTATATTACCTGGCTCTTCGTTTAACAATAATCTATTTTCAAATATATGGAATGTTAATGCAGTTGTGGATAGTTCAGGCACTACTAACTTTAATCCGAATTTTAATCCGAACTTAAAAGCGAAAGCCGAGATATATTATAACAACGCTTTACAGATGAGTGGCATTTGTCAGTTGTTGAATGTTAATGTTACTGATAAATACGAAATAACCTATGAAGTTGCTTTCTTTGGGGAACTACAAAACATCTATCAATTCTTTACTAATAAGTATTTAAGAGAAATAGACTTAAGCCAATACGACCATACATACACTTTACATAATCAGTATTTAAGCTGGCTTCGTGATTTTGGCGATGGCTATGTTTATCCGCATTTAGATTACGGTTATTCAGTTAACAGTCAATTCAGAGTTGAACATATATTCCCTGCTATTTATATAAAGACTATTATTGATAAAATGTTTAGTCAGGCTGGCTATTCTTATCAATCTAATTTCTTTAATAGCGAAATGTTTAAGCATTTAATCTTACCTTATTCAGGCGCATCCACATTAAAGGTAACAGCGGAACAAGTAAGGGAGCGAACAATGCGAGCAAGTAAGGTTTCAACTGTTAGCGTATTAAATGATTTAGTTGCACCATTAACAAGTAATGTAAGTTTCACAGATAAAACAACACCCCCTAATTTTGATGGGGGGAATCATTGGTATGATATTAATGGCGGTGCGGACTATAATACATTCGTAGTACCAAAAGCAGGAACATATACAATAACAGCTTTTATAAAAGCTAATATAACACATCAACCAAGTACAGCGACTGCCGAGCTATCTTCATTCAATAGGCATGTAGGCGAAATGGGTATTTATAAAAACACTACTCAAATGATAGCCGGTCGTAATTGTTGGATGAAAAAATTACCTGCAAACGTTGACATGGATGATTCGTTTAATTTTACAGCAGGAACCATAACTACATTAACAAGTGGCGCAACAAGTTTAACAAGCGAGGGTACTTTTTCAGTAACTACTTTTTTAAACGCAAATGATATACTTCAATTTAAGTATAATGAAAATACAGGAGCATTTAATTTAATAGGCAATCCGCTTGTTAATAGTATTTATCAAAGCGGTGGAACCTATCAAGCTCATAATACTACTTCTAATTTTAAGATGAACTTTTTAGCTGATAGTTACTTTGCGGTAGCATTGGCAGATACTAACTTACAAGAAGGTGACGACTTAGAATTAAACAATGTATTACCTGACAAAGTATTGCAAAGTGATTTTTTCAATTCAATAGTTAAGATGTTTAATTTGTTTGTTGAAATAGATAAAACAAATGCTAACAACTTAATCATTGAGCCACGCCCAACTTTTTATAGTAGTGGTGTTACAAGGGACTGGTCGCAGAAACTTGACTACTCAAAAGAAACAAAGATAATACCGATGGGTGAGTTAAATAATAAGACTTACTTGTTTACATATAAAGGTGATACTGATTACTTTAATAACCTATATACAACACGATATAATGAAGTTTACGGTCAACAAAGATACGATATACAAAATGATTTCTTAAAAGGCGAAGTTAAAACAGAAGTTATATTTAGTCCGACACCTTTGGTTAACACAATAGGTCATGATAGGGTAATATCTAAAATTTATGGAGTTGATACCAACGGACAAATAAAACCAACGAACTCAAATATTAGGATTCTTTATTATGGAGGGTTAAAAAATACAGCTTTTCAATGGTCGCATATTGCAAGTAGCGGAACTACATTAAGGACTAACTATGCTTATGCCGGGCATTTAGACGATGTTGATTCACCAACTTTTGATTTGTCATTTGGAGTGCCAAGAGAAGTAAATTATAATCCTACGAGGTACACCGCTAATAATCTATACAATAAATATTGGAGAGACTACATTGAACAGATAGCGGACAAAGATTCTAAATTATTTGTAGGTTACTTTTACCTGAATGAGTTTGACGTTCAAAGTTTAGATTTTAGGGATTCATTCTTTTTTGAAAATGAAGTTTGGAGACTTAATAAGATTATTGATTATGATAGGATAAACAACCAAACTACCAAATGTGAGTTTATAAAACTTAAAACATTGCCACCTTACG